TCGTACATCTTTGTCTTGTCTCCGCCTCCCCAACTTTCTATTTCCCCAGATTCAGAAACAAATGTATCTTTTTCCGCGTACCAAGAGTCTACGGCCTTTTCGAAGTCAACCAGATTTGCCAATGCATTTGCTTTAACGATACCTTTCTCGTACTTTTCCCAATTACCTGCCAATTTGATCTTGGCCTCCATATTAACTACACACTCCAAACACATTTTGTGAATTGAGTACATCTTCTTATTGGTTTCTGTAAGTTTCATGTGCTTACCACAGTTGGGACAAGCTATTGGCAGCACCACCAATCTTTTTATACCGTCTAGCTTGGTAACGTTCTGCTTAATTCCGCTCTTTATAGTCCAGGTGCGTCCATCTTCTTCCCAAACGTCTCCTTCTGTATGATCTGTATGTTTCTTTTCCCAACCTGTAAGAGTCTGCGTAGCAGCTCCTGTTTTACCAGAGATAATGTTCCTCATTCTTTGAACATCTTTCTTGCTAAACTCTTTTTTCAAAACTGATTTTTCCATCTTATTTTCTTTTTATTTCTTTTAGTATGCTTCCCAGCTTAAGGCTATCTGATTCATATATCTCCTCTCGTTCTTTGCCAAAGTCTCTCATTAGGATTCCAGCTTTTGCGTTAGCTTCGTTCTCTATATCTGACCCAGCTTTACCACTATCGATCTTTAATTTACCCAACTCGTTTTGTTTGTGGTGTACTAGTTCGTGTGCAAGAGTTCTAAGCACGTCTGCCATGTTTCTATTTCTCATGTAAACAGTCACGTCTCTTTCTCCATTTCTATACCTACCAAAGCTGTGCATATTGGTAGCCCATTGTCTATCAAAAACAAATTTTATCTTTGGTAGATTCTTTATATCTAAAGCGTTTTCGCAGTATTCCACGAAATCTTGTAGTAATGCTATTTTTTCTTTAGGCGTCATATTATTTTCCAAAGGCGGTTTGAAGACCTCTTAATATAAAAGATCCAGTTATTTTATATGGCTTATCGTAAACTGCTTTGTCTCTAACCACAATTCCTTCTTGATCTTTAACATCACCCAATGGAGAAGTCAAAGAGTCTAGTATCACGTCGCCTAAATACATTGTAGCATTATATATTACGAAAGAGTCTATTGCTATTTGTGCATCTTTCATATCCGATACCAATTGATCAACTGGTTTTCCGTCCATTATCCAGATGAATACTTGTTTACTTAGAGCGTCAACAGTTTTTCCGTCTTTTAATTTTAGTTTTAGACCTTTGGTATTCTTAGCTTTATTCAACCATTCGTTCAATGATTTAGTTTCTTTCTTTCCTTTTGTTAAAACTACTGTGTAATTTTTGGAAAGAGCTGAGGAGAAGTTAGGTTTCGTTTTTAATTTAGCGGGAATTTCTCCCATTACTTCGAAATCGTATTTTTTAGCTATCGGATTAATCTTCTTAATAAGTTCAGCCAATGTTTTTCTATCATAAGAGGTTTCTTTAGTGACTCTTTTTGTAGGACTCACTCTTTCAAGCTCTAATATATTGTGTATGGCCAAGAAATTACTCTCGTACTCTTGAACATTTGATTTGCCTTCTACATATTCTATATTAAACATCTTATTGGGATCATTTAACATTCCTAATTTCTGTAATTCTCCTTTGATAGAAGGCAATGCTTTGTTGAATATCTCTAATACTTTGCCACCTATTCTAATCATACCGTGTCCTTCGCCGAATCTATCTGTAAGGTCTTTGGAAGTAACGCCTTTAACGTCTAGCGGCTTATTAGAACCTCTGTCCATTACGAATTGAGTCTTTCCGTCTACTTTGGCTAATCTAATAGAAGCGTTTACTCCGTCTATTTTTACTGGAACTGGATTCTTTGTTAAAAATTCTCCAGTTTTTTGGAATACACTTAATAAATCTTTACCAGTTTTTACAGTTGGAATATCGAAAGGGTGTGCCATGTGTCCAGCTGCTCCTCCTTCGTTTAATAAATTGTAAACTAGATATTCTAATATAAGAGATTTCTCAAAGCTAACAGATTCTTTTAGGCTATTAGATTGAGAGAACTTTTTTTTCAACATTTCTGCAATTTTAGGATCATACCAACCAAAGATATCGGTAAATAATTTTTTGTATTGTTCTGGTGTGGATTTAGAGGATAGAGCTTGTCTAATAGTAGTTCCGCTCATCTCGCCAAATCCTGTAATTTTAAAAGAAGTGTGAGGAGCAACGATTAAATAGCCGTGTTCCATGTAACCATCCATCTTCATTCCTGGTTTGTACTCTTGAAAGTAAGAATCTCCACCGTCTTTCTTTTTTCCTATCTTAAAGCGAGGATCTTCCTTCATATCTTTCTCTCCAACCATAAAAACTATCGCTGTAGTCTTTGGATCATACTTTTTAGTAATCTCTTCTGCTTTGTATGGATTTTTTACTTGAACTAAGTTGCTGCCAAGTCCGTACTTGCTTATAATCTCTTGCTTTTCTTTAAAGTTAAGTGGACTTTTAGGCAAATTAACTACGTCTGAGGTAGCTATATAAGATTTGTCTTTGCCGAATTTAGAAGAGAGCCACTTAAAAGACTCTGCGTGATGCCTACCGAATGGTTGGAAGCGGCCTGGATATATGGCAATGATGTTTTTAATCACTTTAGAACAGTTTGGTAATAAATATCTAAGCTGTTTGTTCTATCTTGGATCTACCATTGACTTTGTTGATCTCAATATGGTGATCTACCACGTCTCTCATAGAGTCAATATGGGATATGATCATAATAAACTTAAATTGTGTCTTAAGATAGTCAAATAGCATGACCATTGAGCTCAGGTTAGTCTGATCAAGCGCTCCAAAGCCTTCGTCTATTGCCACAAAGTTGGGCCTAGGAAGAGTGGATACGTTGATAAGAGAGGTTCTGATAGCCAAACTTGCAACGAACTTCTCCATGCCTGAAGTAAGTTCCAAAGGCCAAAAATTATCTTCATCATAAGCTATGTATGCGTTTATATTTTTATCGTCAGCGTGTAATACTACAGCAAAATCCACCAATTGTGACAAGATGTTGTTGATTTCGTCCTCAATCTGTGGTATAGTATTTGCAATTAGTCTGTGGGGTAAACCGTCTCTGTGAACTGCTTGTAAATAGTATTGATAGTCTTTTGATTTCGCTTCCAAGTCCTTTAATTTCTCTATCGCCTTCTCGTACTTGATCTTGGAGTTCTCGGCCAATCTTTTGTTAGCGGTAATATCTGCTATTGAATCGTTTTTGGTTTGTAAGTCCTTCTCAATAGTTTTTAAATCCGCTTTAACGTTGTCTATTGATTCGTTAAGGGTCTTATTGGTTTCGATTGCTTGCTCTTGTTGATTGTGTGCAGTTATCTTTGACTCTATTGTTGATAATAAAGTCTTGCTATCGTTCAACTTCTTATTTAACTTGTTGTCGTCAGCGTTTAATCTGTTCTTTTGAGACTCTAATTCTTGTAAATCTTTGTTGTATTGATCTTTAGCCTCTTTAATTTCTACCGCTTTAGAGTTTGTTTTGATTTGGGCTTCTAAAGTTTCTACTTGAGTTTCCAAATCTTTTACAGCTAGCTCTTCTGCTTCTATGGAGTTCTTTGTTTCTATAGCATCCTTTACAAATACGTTGTCCATACAAAAACTACATTCTGGATTGTACTTAAGCTCAGCTAATTTGACCATTTTCTTTCTACTATTCTGTAGATGCGTGTTGGCTTGACGTAATTCTAATTGTTTGTTGCCTAATTTTTTAGTATCTAACTCAAAATCTTTTAACTTCTGAGTATAATCTTCTAAGTTAATGTCTTTGATTAGTTTGCTGCCAATGGTTTTAGCATTTAACTCTTCTATTTTCTTATCAACGTGATTAATAGATCCAGAATTAGTATCTATATAATCAACTATCTTTGCAATACCAATTTCTATAGTAGACTTTTGATCTTCCAATCCATCGATATCTACAATGTCTTTGTCTATTGGAATTAATCTCTTAGTATAATTTAGTATGGATTCGTTTAACTCATCTCTCTTTTCTTCTGTTTTTCTCTTCTCTTCTTTTGCCTCGTCTAAAGCGATCTCAAAAGTTTCTTCGTCAAATTCTGCTTTCTTAAACAATTGGTGATAGTCTTCCTTTTGATATTCCTTTAATAACACGCTTACCTCTCTCATCTCGTTATTAGCCAAAATGTACAAATCTTCGAACACATTGATGTCCAAAAATTGTGAAAGCAAATCTTTTCTTTCCTTTTGATTCATATCAATAAATCCAGTGTTGTTGTTCTGAGTAGACAGCGTTGTAAGTATAAAGTCTTCGTAGTTACCAAGTAAATTCTGAATGCTTTTATTCGTATCGTTGCGCTCTTTACCGTTCAAAGAAACTTTATTGCCTTCTTCGTCTTTATAGTAGAAGTCAACGTTTACCTTTACATTACCAAGTTTTTGCTTGCTTCCCTTTCTTGATATAGTATACTCCAACCCATTTAATTCGAAGACTAATTTGCAAGAAAAAGAGTCGGAATTGTTGTTCATGACTTGTGCGGACTTTGTTGTCTTCGAACATTTGTCAAAGATACAATAGGTAATAGAGTCAAGCAGTGTAGACTTTCCGCTAGCGTTAGGAGCAAACAGCCCATAAGTTCCCGTCATGTTAGTAAAGTCTACAAAATTGCCTTTACCGTAGCTAAACATATTTTCAAACTCGAATGTCTTTGGAAGCCACATAGAGTTTCTTGGCACTTCCAACTTAGGTAAAGCGTTGTTGATGTTACGATTGATTTCGCAAACGTCTTTAATAGTTTGGTCGTCTAAATCTAGCTTGTCCTTAAGGAATTGCGCTAATATCGTATTTTGATATTCTATGTCCCTAACATCGTGAACGTTAAGTTTTCTATTATCGTTGGAAGAGTTAGTGAAGTCTTTTATCTTTTGCATAGAAACCTCAATAACATTCTTTTGCTGTTTAATATCAGCAATAATGCTCTTTATTTCAGATTGATTGGTGTTCTTATACTTTACTCTTAGATAAAGATTTTGAGGCAAAGAATCTGGTAGAGGATTGTAAATAGCATTCTCTACTTCGATTGTATAAAAAGCAGTATCGTTGTCTATTTTAATGTATTCAGCTGATTTTGTATCCAAATCCCAAACAAATAGGCCGTGATCCAGAGACTCAGCATGATTTTGTTGAATCAAAGAACCAGGATATCCAATAGTTTTCTCTTCGTTTAAGAATTGTGTCTTGTGTATATCTCCCAACAAAACAATATCGAACCCATCAAAGTTTTCTACTTCAACGTCGTTATTGAATAGTCCAAATCCGCCTTCAGTAGTGGTTCCATTTACGGGTCCATGGTACAAAGCAATCTTGTACTCTTCGTCTATTTGATTTGCATTAATAAAATTCTCACAATCGTCGAATACAGACCAATGGGCAAAAGTTCTATCTCCAATTTTAAACG